AACGATAGAAAGGTTAAAGAATTACAACTTGAGTTAGACCAAACAAAAGGTAATGCTGATGAACAAATTAGAATCACAGCAGAACTACAAGAACAATTAAAGAATGTTGAGAACCCCGCAGATAGATTTGCTTTACAAAAAGGTTATCAAGATAATCTATTAGCATTATTAGATACATCATATTCAAATCAGAAAGCAACCATCGAAACAAACTACGATGAGTTCAAAAGATTTGATGAACAATATTATACAGACCAAAGACAGGCATTAGAGAAATACGGAACTGATTTAAAATCATCATACGAGAAGGGTACGATTACCAAAGAACAATTTACAGCAAGAGATAAACAACTTGCTCAAGCGAGAAAGGATATCAACAAACAAGAGGTTGCATCCAATCAAGAGAAAACAAAATTAATTGGTGATGCGTTAGGTCAGTTATCAACGATTGTAGGACAAGATACAACAGCGGGTAAAGCATTCGCAATCGCTAAGGCAACAATCGACACATACCAATCAGCAGTTGCGGCATACAAATCACTTGCGGGTATTCCTGTAATTGGACCAGCGTTGGGTGCTATCGCAGCAGCTGCGGCAGTGGCATCAGGTATCGCTACGGTTAAAAAGATTGTCGCAGTTCAGATTCCATCTGCACCAGCGAATACAGGTGGTAATGCAACACAGACAACACCAGCAGGTCCTGGTGAAAGACCAATCGTATCAGCAAACGCAACATCACCTGTTGGTAAAGCACAGGGTGGATTTGTTAGAGGACCAGGTGGAGCGTTCTCTGATTCAATACCAGCAATGTTATCAGATGGGGAGTTCGTTGTTAACTCAAGAAGTGCAAAGATATTCCAACCATTATTAACATCAATTAATGATTCAGGAAACTTACCAGGGTTCGCAGCAGGTGGAGCAGTATCAAAACAAAATAGACCACAACAGGATAATACAGAAACACTTATCAACGCAATACAACAATCATTCGGTGATACACCAATCAGAACTTATGTAACAGCAAACGATATATCCAACCAACAACAATTCGATAGAACAATTAAATCTCGTTCTCTTATTTAAAAAGTGGTATAAATTAACTTAACAGATATTTAATAGTAATGGACAATACCCGTATCATAGAATTATTTATTGATGATGAATATGAAGAGGCAGGAATTGAAGCAATTTCATTGGTTTCAAAGCCAGCACACGATGAAGAATGGATGGCATTCAATTCACAAAAATTGGAAGGGGATGAGGAATTCAATCCATACAATATTGTGTCTGATGACTTCTGTTCACATAACCCAAAATTAGACGAATTGGGAGAGCCTTATGCTCATTTGATACAAGAGGGTTGGGAGATAATTAAGATGGAAAAAATCACCCCACAAATGGTTCACAAGATGAATCAGGAAAGGTTCTCATCTCCAAACGACCCATCATTCCTTGATAACGACAAATATAGAATTAGATTCAAGTATGTCGGACCAAGAGATGAGAAGAACAGACAATTCTGTGCTGAAATGTTATCAAAGAATAGAGTGTATAGACAAGAGGATATTGACCAACTTACAGACAATGTAGCCAACGAACAATTCGGTTTTTATAATATATTTTTATGGAGAGGAAGTTTTAACTGCAGACATACTTGGGTTAAATTATGGTATGCTCCAACAGGACAAATCAGAAACTCAGGTTCATCAACAAAAGGATTGGAGAGAGGTCCTGAATCACAATCAAGCAATATTCAACCTGATACAAGAAATGATGCAACGGTAGCAAATCCTGGTCCTAAATCTTGGAAACCAGGAATGCCAAGAACAGGTCCAAACTTATTTTCAAAAGAGAAATTAGACATAGAACCAAATCCATGTTGGGAAGGGTACGAACCAATAGGATTAAAAGATGATGGTTCACCAAACTGTGTTCCTGTTAAAATGACTCAAGATGATTTTGCAGATACAATATCTGATTATCCTGAATCAGTTAAGAACGCAGCAAAAAGAGCAGTTGATTACGCAGAGAAAAACGGATGGGGTTCTTGTGGAACTCAAGTAGGAAAAACAAGAGCATCACAATTAGCAAAGGGTGGTCCTATCTCTGTTGATACAATCAAGAGAATGTATTCTTATTTATCAAGACACAAATCTGATTTAACATCTTCAAAGAGTTATGATGATGGTTGTGGAAAATTGATGTATGATAGTTGGGGTGGAGAGCCAGCACTTAAATGGGCTGAAGGAAAAATAAATTCCTTACAAAAAGAAATGAGTTTCAGTAAAACACATATGCAGTTCGGATTTGATGAAGACAAAAAGATTGTAGTGGGAGCAGCAATGGTGCCAAACAAAATGATTCACAGATACGATGATTTAGGAAATCTTTATTATGTATTCTTCTCAGCAGCATCAATCAAAAAGATGGCTGATAAGTTTATGAAACAAGGTCGTACTGATGAAACATCAATAGAACACGATGGAAAAAAACTTGGAAGTGATAAAGTTTACATAGCAGAATCTTGGGTTAGTGATAATCCAATATACGATAAATCACATCAATACGGATTCTCTTTACCAGCAGGAACATGGTTTGTTTCAATGAAGGTAGAAGATGAAAAAGTATGGAGAATGATTAAAGAAAAATCTCTGACAGGATTCTCAGTTGAGGGTCTGTTCGCGGAAAAATCTATCTTCTCAAAAGAAGATAAAAAAATAAACCAGATAAGAAAAATACTTAAATCAATTACAGATGAACAGTAAAGACGCAATTAAAAGAATAATGACGATTCTTAATCTTACAGAAAGCAAATTCTATGACGCAAAAACCGAACAAGGTATTGTTGTTAAAATGGAAGGTGACGCTATGGAGATTGGAAAGACATTATATGTTGCTACCGATGAAGGAATGATTCCAGCACCAGCGGGAACTCACAAAATGGAAGATGGTTCTGAAGTTGAAGTTGACGAAGAAGGCAAAGTTTCTAAAATCAAAATGACTGACTTAAACTACGGTGAAGAGACAGACGATGCGAAGAAAGAAAAAGAGCAAGAAAAAGCAACGGCTAACAAACCAGAAATGATGGCAGAATCAGAAGAAACCAAAATTGAGATGGAAGATGGTGATATCAAACTTAAAGATGGCGGTGTTCTTAGAATTGGGGGTGAATCTCCTGAGACTGGAACCAGAATCAAAAAAGTTGGATATGATGGAACATTATCAGCAATCGCTGACGGCGCTTACGAAACAGCAGACGGAATGGTTATGCAAATCGTGGGTGGTGAAATCAAAGGAATGCAATCAAGAGCAGCAGAAGACGCAAGAGGTGGAAAATTTGTTGAAGCAAAATCAGGTGATATCAAATTGGAATCTCCAACATTCGATGTTGGTGAGAAGATTGATGTTGTTGCTGAAGATGGTTCAATGAGTCCAGCACCGGATGGCGAACATCAAATTATGTTGAAGGATGAATCAGGAAATGAAGTTAAAATTAGAGTAATGGTAAAAGACGGTATGATTACCGAAAGAGAAAATGTTGAAGAAATGAAATCTGACTCAGATGATGAGATGGGTGGATTTATTGAAGCATTTGCATCTGCTATGAAAAGATTGGAAACAAAAATTGATTCATTATCAGCAAAACAGGAATTACTTGATAGTAAATTCCAAAAATTCTCTAAAGAACCAGCAGGTTCAAGAGTTATTAAAAATCAAATAAACCAAGAATTTTCTACTTCTCCAAGATTGGAAGGATGGAAAAGATTGAGAGAACAAATCTCAAACTAAATAAAATAAAAATCAAATAAATAAGATGAAAAAAAATCTTTCAAAATTGAATTTTTCATATGACTTAGGTGGTCTTGCAAGTTACACAGATGCTTTGAATTCAGACATCGTTAGCGAAGCAGTTTTGACTCCAGTTACTATGGAATATGTTAATGTGATTCCTGGTATTAAAGGAACACAAAATGTGAACTTACTTTCTGAAACATTAGTAGTTCAAACAGGTACAAACTGTGGTTGGTCTAATTCAGGCGATACTACATTCACTGTTGCTCCAGTAACAGTACAAGCATTAAAGGTTAACCAATCTTTATGTTTACAACAATTAAACACACTTTGGTTAGGTCAATACTTGAACGCAGGTTCTTACAACGAGAACGCTCCATTCGAACAAGCAATCATCGACTTACAAACAAAGCAAATCAAAAGATACAACGAAGATTTGTTATGGAACGCAACAACAGGTGGTAGTGCAAATACATTCTCTGGTTACAAAGAATTACTTGCGAACACAACAGGTGTTGTAGAATTAACAGGTCAAACTGCTTTATGTTCTGTGACTGGTTCAAGTGCAACTGAAAAAGCAAACAACGTTCTTGCACAAATTGATAACTTAATCAACGCTATGGATAGAAATATCTATGACAGAGATGATATCGTTATCTTTATGTCTCAAGCACAATTTAAGTGTTACATCACTGCAATTAGAAACGTAAACAACTTCTACATTGATTCAAGTGAAAACAAATTAGGTTCAGTTTATTCTGTTTACCATCCACAAACTAACTTTAGAGTTGTAGGTGTTCCAGGTTTAGCAGGTTCAAACTTAATCGCTTTAGGTCCGCAACAATATTTTTTAGCAGGAGTTGACTTAACCGACGATTCTGATTCTTTCAGAGCGTGGTGGTCTCAAGATTTCCAAGAAGTAAGAATCATGGTTAGTTGGAAATTGGGCACGCAAATCGCGTTCCCTCAGTTCTTCGTAACTAACGGATTATCTTAATTGATACAAAAAATATAAGGTCGGGGGATTCGTCCCCCACCTTTTAACAAAATAAACTAAAACAATAAATTAATATAACATGGCTTGTAATTTAACAGCAGGTATTCAATTAAGTTGTAGAGATAACGTCGGAGGTATAGCAACAGCATACATCACTGACTT